CAAACTTGCGGCTGATCTCGCGCGCCTCCGGAAAGTTCTCCACGAGGTCGCGGCTTTCCCACATCATCACAATGCGGTCGCGCACAGTCGTCGATGACTCGCTCGGCAGACCGTACTGCTTCGGAGCGTACAGCCGATTCGTCATGGCCGCGTTGTAGTTGAACAGCGCAGCCTGCACGCGCGACTCCATGCGCTTCAAGCCCCAGGCCGGAGCGATGGCCGAAATGGCCTTGTCATACCAAGGCGCAGAACTGATGACCTTTGAAGCGTCGAAGTCCATGTTAGTTGCCGTTGAAAGAAACAAAGGTCTGATCGGTCGTTGCGCCAGCCTGATAGTCAATCGCTGACTGGATCTGACCGAGCATGATGTTGAGGCGCGTCAGGTCCGCACGAGTCACGCTTTTGCCGTTTAGGCTGTAGGACGAATTAACCAGCACCGCGCGGATAGCTGAAATGGTCTCGGTCTTCAGCGTTGCCAACGTAGCGCTGTCCAGTCCTTCGAACGGATTATCGTTGCCCATGTAAAAGCGGCAACTGTCCAACCTTTTGACGGTCGGACGCGCTAGCGTTAAACTAAAAGATCGGTCTTTTTGCCTTTAGAGTTTAGGCAATGTGGAGAAAACCAGATTCTTTCCCTGTTGTCCGCACCTTGATAGCCGCCGCCCTTTGACCATAATTCAACGGTCCACCCTCGCTCTTCTAGTTCATTGTGTTCGCCATCATGGCCGCAAAGCGCAATTCGCAGGTTTGTATCATGACCATGCTCAATGCACCAAGCCCGCACATCTGCAGAAATGCTAGATGAATCATTAGCATAAACAGCCTTGGTCTGCGAGTAAGGAGGATCCAACAATACGGCGCAGGTTCCGTTTCTGGTCATAGTGCCAACAGACATTATTCTCTCCCAAGATCCACAAGCGATCCGTGCTTCACGAAATGCATCCTGAAGGAAACAAAACCAGTCGCAGATCCATTCAAATTTTCGCTCTGTTAATCCGCCCTTTCCGCCATCGCCAAGATGCGGTAACTTACGGTTAACGCCTGTTCCACCATCGCCAAGATGCGGTAACTGACGATTAACGCCTGTTCCATCATCGCCTCGGGCCAAAATTTTAAACCCCTCGTCATCTTGTCCACTTACCCAAGGTCCATTTCCACCACACCATTTACTCCCAATCCAAACGCAAGCGCCCCAAGCCCACCACCCAGCAAGTTCCGGTTCGCAGTACTTAGGGTCTGCCATCAATCTCTGTGCTAGTTTGCCGGATCCATTAACTAAGGCGAGATGCCTCGCGTGAAGGTCCGCCTCAAAAACTGGCTGTGCTGCCGCTTGGGCCGTTGCGATTGGCTCTTGTACTATGCTTCTCCAAAAGTTGACTACGTTTCCGTCTAAGTCGTTCAGTGTCGACCAACCTGAAAAATCCTTTGGTCTTAAAAGCCAAACGGCCGCGGAGCCTAGAAACGGTTCAACATAGTTGCCGACATCACTTCCAAACTTAGACCATATCAAATCGGCAGCCTTAGACTTTCCGCCGAAATATGGGAATGGCGCTTTGGCAAAATCGTTTTTTGTGCTCATGCTAAATCCTTCTCCGGAGGCGGCGTGTACCGGATGACGCCGGCAATGGTCGCCATACAAAGCAGCATGGCCGACGTGTCTAGGCCGTGGTTGGGCGCGTTACTGCGCACCTCGCGCCACTCCCAGACGCCAGATCGGACCTCGACCTTGGACTCGCCCTTGAGGTGCTCGAGATAAAGCGGGTTGGCATCTGATGGAATCTCCCACTTCAAATCGCCCTTGCCATCGAGCGCCACCGCTAGCGTGTCCTTGAAGTAGTCACCGCTCCACTCATAAAAGTAGACATCACCTCCGCGGTAGTCACTTACGCGCGGCTCAGAAAATGGGAAGTTCACCAGCTTGTCGCTGTGCTCGTCGCGCATGGTCCACGTCTTCCGACCATAGCCACGCATTCCTCGCCAGCCAAACTCGGCGCAATCGCGGTCGACATCGCTCGGCCGATAGCCTCTGTCCTGCGCCACGCACGCGTCCGGCACTTGATAGATGCGCTGCATCTCCCGCAGCTGATCCCGCGTGTCGATGCGGCCGAACCAAAGCTGGCGGTAGCGCGGACCCGTCGCTGTGCTGAACGCTCCAATCTCGCACCACCAATGGTCTAGCTGGCGGTCGAGCGCCATGAACCGGATGACCTCGTTGTCGATCTTCTCGCCGGCACGATACTGTGCCGTCGTGTAGCCAGAGTCCTTTAGGAAAAGGTTAATTGTTTTCTTGGTCACGAGCCACGGCTTGGCCTCGCGCTTCGTGCGAAAGTCGATGCGCATCTGATCGTCGCCAGTCCGCAGTGAATGGTTCTCCGCCTCGCACCACTCCTCGACAAGAAGGCGCATAGGACGCGACACAAGCGCCTCAATCCGGAACGATTGGACCTCTGCCGCTGCGTCAGGCCGTTGTGCGATAAACCGTCCGGACTTCTTCCAAGCCTCGCGCGTAGCATCGGAATCGCTCGACTCGTGGCCGCAATGGATGCAGCGGAAGCGGCACGACTCCACCGCGCGCGCCACGTCCCACGAGTTGTCGTCGCGCTTGGCTGCTCGGTCCCAGACTACGCCGGCGCGATTCGTTCCGTCTTTCTGATCGAACGCGATGATGTGCGGCTTGTGGCAGCTGGGACACTCTGCGTGCCACTCCTGCTGATTGCCCGAAGTGTAGCTCGCGTGCTCCACGTTGCCGGTCTGCTCGTCCATGATCGGAGCCTGCGACACGTTGTAAACCTTGGAGCGCCCGACCTCCTCAAACTTACTCACGCGCGCGATGGCGTGACCGTACGTCTCCTGCCAGCGTGGCAGCCAGATCTCGTCGTTGATCTTGTAGCGGATCGACTGCGATTGCTGAGTCGAGAGATTGGCCGCGTTTAAAGTCAGGAAGAAGCCGCCGAAGTAAATCTCGGTCGTCGTACGGTGTGGTCCAGGTTTCGGCAGCATAGCAGCCACCGGCCGGCAACGCTCAAGCAAAGGCCAAAGCCGCGTCTTCGCGTGCCGCTCGACCATATCGTCGGTCTGCATCGTCCAGCTGATCGGTCCCGGATCATTTGCGATGATCCACGGCAGCCACACGTCGGCGACCAGCGTTCCGCCAATTTGCACCGCTTTTCGGAAGTGAACCCGCCGAATTAGCGGATTCTGCAACGCTTCAAAGATCGGAACCAGCCACGGCGACAGCCTCACGTTAAACGGTCCAGGTGTGGCGTAACTCTCCGGCAGCTGCACGTTGCGGCGTGCCCAGTCATAGATTGGCGCGCGGTCGGGCTGCGACAGTTCAAAGTCTGCAAGGAGTTGTTCCTGGTCGGTCACGGTATCTTTTGCAAAGTGTTTGCCTGGACGGAAAGAAACTCAGTTTGTCCGACCAGCGGCACGATGACGGCCATGCCATCTTCGCGCACCTCCTCCACAAGATACGCGTACTGCGGATCGTCTCGGCCGCGGAAGTTGGCGCGGACCACTACCACGTCGCCAGCCTCAAGCGTCACTCGGCATCCTCCGGCGCGGTCGTGGCCTTGACTGCCTCGGTCTCAAAGCGTGCTATGTTGCCCGCAATGACCTCGCGGATCTCGTCCAAGATACTGCTGCCTTCCACGTTCGCTTCCGCAGCTGATTTGCCAACGACGCGCGGCCCCAGTTCGACCTCCAGCTTGAGGCGCAGCAGCAGGTCCAGCTTCTGCGATAACAGCCGCAGCATCGACCGGACGACCTCGCGCTCGACCAAGTCGCCACGCTGCGCGGCGATCTTCAGATCCTTGAGCGTGATGTCACGACGCAAAGCCTCCGCTTTAAGTTCTGCAAGGGCAGATCCTTCCCCTTTAGTGTAAACTCTGTGTAGCCCCTGACTGTCGGCCCAGGCTTTGACCGTTGCCGCATCTGAGTCGTGCGGGAAGCCTTCGCGCTGCCTCCACTTGCGCAATGTGCGCACGTCAATGTCTAGCTGTTCTGCTAGTGCTGTGAGTGCAGGTTCAGGCCGCGGCATAGTTGTCAGACTTTTTCAAATTGTCGCTGGCCCACAATGGCTGAAGATTACGCCAGTTGAAGCACTCTGCAAACTGTGCTGGATCATTCAGGTCAAAAGACGCGCATGGCCTAATGTGGTCAACATGCCAAGCGCCGTAGTTGTCGAACGACATTCCAGTCTGAAACTGCTTTTCAATGTGTTGCCGTAACTGCTCCGGCGTGCAGCCGACCACGGCGAATGTACCACTTCGATTCACCCGCTGGCTTTTCATGGCCGACCAAATCCGTGACATCAAGCGACGTTTGAGACGGCCCTCGGACGTCGCTGCTTCTTGGCGATATTTCAATTTACCTGCGTCCCGTTGGGTTCTGACCGGCGAACTTTTCTCGTAGTTTCTGCGCCTTGATGTGTCGACGCCGGACTCAATCAGCAGAGAATGTATTGTTGCCGGCACCAATCTAAGCGATGCCCCAATCGCTTTGATGCCATATCCTGCGTGATACATTCCAAGAATGACGGCCCATTTGTCCCAGGCGTTACTCAGTCGCGAATGCATTTGAGCCTCGCATGATCCGCCTTTGCGTCGGCCAGCAGTCAGCCATGCAATCGCGTCCCCTTGAATCACATAATGCAAAGCTGATTCATGTTTCCATCCAGCGCGCGAAACGCAACTAGTTTTAATCAACTCATTGGCGGTCCCATGCCGGAACTTTAGTTCATCATCAAACTCCGAGCATGTTTTTTTAATCTGCTCACCAGTGTTAGTATTAAACCAGGAATGCAGCATTGCCTTGCGTGTACACATCTTGCCGGCCTTGCGTATCTGTGAACGCCGATCTAAAAAGCCATGCAAGTCGGTTGTGTTCATTGCATTAACTTACGCAAATTGGTTTTGGGTTTAATGCGGACCAATTGTAAAAAGAACCAAAATAGATTTTTTGATCTAGGTCGGAAAACC